TCAGAGATTATTAAAAATTCCACGGATGACATCATTGTTTTCTTGTTCCATTTCTTTTAATTGATGTGTGTAAACTTTCAATGTGATATTTAAATTTTCATGGCCTAATAATTTAGAAATAGTTAGTAAATCTACACCTTTATAAATTAAATATGATGCAAAGGAGTGTCTTAAAGAATGAGGGTGAACTTTTCTACCAGTTATTACTTTAATTGTTTTACTTAAACCTTTATTGCTTAAATTATAAATTACACGATCATATTTGTTTTCATGCCAATATTCTTTTTTATACTTTTTTAATAGTTTTATTGTTTTAGAAGATATAGGAATTTTTCGCTTTGAACTTTCGTTTTTAGTATCTGCAAAATCATTCGTTATACTATAGTCCCAAGTTCTTTGGATAGAAATTTCTTTTTTATTAAAATCTACATGATCCCAAGTAAGTCCTAAAAGTTCTGCAAATCTCATTCCAGTTACTGCAGTTAAGTAGCAAGCAAAGTAGCTAGTATATTCCATTTTTTCCTCTGCAATGGCTAGTAAATTGAGATATTCATCAGCATGTAAATACTTTTCCTCAACTGGACGAGCTGCAAGTTTTGATTTTGCTTTGGTAAAATCAGCAAAATTTTCACTAATAACTTTTTCATGTACGGCAATCTTCATAGCAGACTTTATTTGAAAGTAAAATTTGTCCAAAGATTCTTGACGATAAAGCAAACTCATTTTGTTTAGCACAGCTTGATAAAAAGTGGGGGTTATTTCAGCAATTGGTTTATCTTTGATATATTTATCAATAAGATTCAAAGTACGCTTATACGTCCTCCAAGTGGCTTCTGTTACATGTGGTTTTTTATATACCTTGGCCCACTTCTCAAAAAAATCATAAAGAGAAATATCATTGTCAAATTCTGAATGGTTATTCAATCTTTTTTTTGCTTCATCAGCGGCAGCTTCGGCTTCCTTTTTTGTTTTGTAGCCACCCTTTTCAAACTTTTTGTATTCTCCATTATTATCTTTATATGAAAGTCTGAATTGCCATGTCTTACCACGTTTCCTAAAATTTGCCATGATTTGATTTTTACTCACTTTCTTGCTAAAATTGAGTACAGTAAAAGACTTGACTGTTTTGTCAATTTTTACCATACTAGATAAATGCCGTTCTCCGCTCGCCAAAGTAGGAACGGCTTTTTTTATTTAAACAAATCCCAGATCGAGAATGTTGTTTTTTTATAAACTTTATTGTAAGCTGCTTTCTTAGGATCTTTTACCCAACCCATGCCCTTTTTCCCATAACCAGGAATGAGGGCTTTTTTTACTTTACGTTTGTATTTAGCGGTGGTCCTTGCCTTAATACTCTTTTTTACACTTGGTTTCCGCATTCCAAATTTCATGAGGCTCTCCTTTACATCACTTGCTTTTGAAGTCCAATTCTAGAATTTAATTCTAAAATAATGTTTTTAACTAATGATTCCCACTTGTAATCAATATGGCACGCATCCATTATACTATAAACATTCCAACTTTCTGGTTCATCATCGGTGCTATCTAAATAATGAGTTACTTGATATTGAACCTCTTCTTTATCCCATGATTTAATTTTTGATTTTAAAACGATAATTTTAGTTAGCTTTTCTGGACTACCTGTTATTTCGATAAAACGATTTATATCTTCAACCGTTCCAGCATTTTCCTCAAACATATCCCATAGAAGAAGAATGGCTTCTTTGTCAGCAATTTTTTCGCAAGGATTATCCCAATCATTATCTGAGTGACGGATTATATCTTTATTTTTAGCATGAATATATTCGTGGCATATTTCGAAAGCAGTTGCTCGTTTTATATCTATGATCCCCCAGCCATATCTATATGAGATATAAGCACTTGCACCATTCAATTTTTCGTATTTAAGTTCAATACCTAGATTTTCAATTTTAACAATTATAATTTCTAGTAGTTCTTTACCTGTCATAAACTACCGTCCTCTCTTTAATTTATAATCAATCAGATAGTTTATGAGCAAATAAACGACGGATAATTTCTTTATCCTCTTCTGGAATAGGTTTGCCACCAACTGACAAAACGCTATCCCAGTCAAAATCTTTAGGTTTATTAGCCAATTCAGCCAAATCAACTGTTTGATTTTCAGGTTCAGTCGTATCACGTCCTAACAGATAGTCAACAGAAACATGAAAATAATCAGCAACTTTTGCTAAATCCTCACCTTTTGGTTTACGAGTTTTCCAACCATAAATAGCATTTTCGCTGAGGCCGATATTTATTGCAACTTTTTGTAAGCTAATTTTTTGGTTATCTGCTAATTTTTTTATTCTTTCAAATGTAGTCATATCAAGCCTTTCAAGGTATCACAAAAAAATATTTTATAATTTTGAATAAAACACTTGACAATGTTTATGAATTTGTATAAAATAGTTTTTGTAAAGATAAATAGTTATTTTTATAAATGAAAGATAAAGAAAACCTAAATAAATACTAATGAACAACGCCGCCAAGCAAGTTTTATAAAGTGTTTTATAGGCTCTTTAACTATGCTCTAATTTTATGATATTGAATAAAAAAAGTCAAGAGTTAACTATTAAAAATAATAAAAATACTTTACTAATACTTTGAGAGGAGAAAAAAATGACAGAAATTGCACTAGAAAAAATGCGAACAGCAGTGAATAAATACCGTGAAGAATCTGGTATTTCAATTAGAACATTAGCATTTGCACTTGATGGAATCAGCGAACAACAATTGAGAAATGCACTCAATAAAACCGATGGCGGGCCAAAAGCGGTTGAAATGCTTGCCAAGTTAATGGAAATTTATCCTATTAAATTTAATTAGTAAGGAGGAAATCATGTTAAGAAAAAATCTAAAAAATGATTCTGATTATCCGCTGATTATGACTCGGGAACTAGCAGCTGAATTTATTGGTGTAAGTGGTCCTACATTTGATAAGTATTATCGCTATGCACATAATTTCCCAGTTGTGAAAAACGGAGATGTTGAAGAAGCTTTTCCACGAGACCCAATCATTAAGTGGATTGCGGATAATTGGCAGTTATTGGAAAAAAGGAGAAAGAGATGAAAAACACAATTCTAACATCAAGAGAAGCAGATGCTGCGCTTCAAACTGCTCTAATCGATGGTGCTAAGTGGATTATCACACGAACAAGCGACACAGTGCTTTATCAAGGTAAGACAATGAACTTTACACCACTTAGAAGCGGTGGAGTATTGCTGGAGGTTTACTGATGGATAAGACAGAAAAAGCCCACGCGGCAACGTAGGCTAGGTAAATATAATAGAAACCTATTATAGCATAAGGGGATAAATTTGAACAAGAAGCGATGTTTAAAGATTAAAAATTTGGAGAAGCGAATTGAACATTTTAAAACTATTTGTCAGATTATGAATTCAAATAATCAAAAGTATTATTTAGAAAAAGAATGGTTTGATGATGTAGTTCTACTCTCTAAAAAAGATATTGAAAATGAAATCAGCAATAATAGATTAGAAATTGAGAATTTAAAATCTATATCAAGTTTGAAATTATTGCTCCAATTACTCCACCGATAATCATTAGAATTAGTCCAATTACCATTTTTCCAAATCTACTTTCTTCAAATGTTGAATAAAGTCCGGAAATATTAGTGCCTCGCATCTTCAATTTGGAAGTATCTGTTAAAAGATTACCATTTACTGCGTAGGTGATGAAAGATGAAAATAAATTAACCTTGCTAGACGTTGAAAGACTAAGTTTCACATACTCTTTCTTGTCAAATGCAGCAGCTTCTTGGGCACCATTCAAAAAGTTTTTGTCATTGAATTCATTTTTTTCTAACAACTTTTGTATATGAGGGTTACCAATATAATCCCCTCCGTAATATTGTTTAAATAAATGCCCAATATCAATCTTTTTATCATTATCAATAATAGTTGGAGTACCATCTAAAATTTTATAACGAAGTTCGAGAGCACCAAAACCAAAAGAACTATCTCTCATATTCCAATGTAACCAAATTTTTTCAGCTTTGATTTTAACAAAAGCATAAAAATCATCTAATAATTTTTTCTCTATTTCCAAGTAGTTTTCGTCAGTTATAGTCTTATTTAACTGTTCGGCGACTTGATGTATAGAAAAGTTATTAGTTTGAGCGTTGTTATATTGTCTGACAGAAATTGAAGCAATACGTGGGCTTTTACCATTGAGGTTAAAAAAACTCTCACAGGAATAGTGAATAATCAAATACTTTTCTGGATTCTTTTCAATACTTCTTAATATCTCGTTAGCGTGCTTATGGTCAGAATATCTCGACATCATTTACCCCAAATTTATTTTTTAAATAAATTATACCAAAAATATAGCAAAGGAAAAACAAATGGCAGAAGAAAAATTAACGCTTTATCAGCTTGAAGGGCAGTTTCAAGAAGCCCTCAACTTGTCTGATGAAGATGAAGAACTTTTCATGGATACGTTAGATAGTAACGGATTCTTTGAAAATATGGAAGAAAAATTTGACGGTTATGGCTTTTTCATGAAAGATTTGAAGGCTCGTAGAGAAGTCGAAAAAGCAAAGGCTGACATCATCAAGAAAGCTTATGACGATCAAATGAAAAAAGTTAAGTCTTACGATAAAAAAGAAAAATTTGTCAAAAATAAACTTTATGAGTTTATGAAAATGACAAAAAAAGAAAAAGTAAAAACGGACAATCACACGTTCTGGTATCAAAAAAGTGCTCCTAAGCTAGAGATTACCAATAAGCCATTGATTCCGAAAGCTTATTATTCAGAACAACTGGATGAAAAGAAACTCAGTGATTCACTTAAAGCTGGTAACGTGATTCTTGGTGCTGAACTTGTGAAGTCAGAAAGTTTGAGGTTCAGATAATGAAAATAACTAAAGCGTCAGAATTAGAAAAAGGAAGTAATTTTTCAGCCCTTATCTATGCACCTCCAGGAACTGGTAAGACATCAACTATTAAATATTTACCTGGGCGTACGCTTATCATTGATGTTGACCGCACAACTAATGTTTTATCAGGAGAAGAAAACATTGATATTGTTTACGCTGATATTAATGATGTTGAAGTTGGTTTTGCAAAAATGCTTGAAGAAATTCATGATGAACACATTAAAAATTATGACAATATCGTCATTGATAATCTATCGGAGCTAGAGCAAGCTTGGCTTGGAGAAAAAGCTAAAAAGAGCAAAACTAAAGATGGAAGAATGATGGGAATACCTGAAATGGGAGATTATAATAAATTTTCTTTCTACCTTCCAAATCTTATCCGATATGTCAATTCTTGGCCGAATGTGAATAAAGTTTATACGGCTTGGGAAACTACTCGTGAAATTAAACTTCCTATGGGGCAACTTTATGATCAGGCTATTCCTCAAATACGAGAAAAGATAATTACCAATGTTATGGGGTTAGTCAATATGGTTGGTAGATTAGTAATTAATGAAGAGACGGGCAATCGAGGTTTTATTCTTACACCATCTAATGCTACATTTGCTAAAAATCAACTTTCAGATGCAAAGTTTGCCAAGCAAGAAGAAATTTGGCAGTTTAAGTCAGAAGTAAAGGAACCAACAGATGAAATTACGTGATTATCAAGAAGAATTAGTTGAATCAATTAAAAGCTCATTCTTAAAAGGTAATCGCTCAATCATTGTGCAAAGTCCGCCACGCTCTGGAAAAACGGTTGTGATGGCTGATATTTCCAAAGGTGCTACTGACAAGAAGAATCACGTCCTGTTCTTTAGCCACCGAAAAGAAATTAATGACCAGGTTGTTAAAACTTTTGAATTAAATCAGGTCAATATGGAATATGTCACGATTGGAAGTGTTCAGTCATTAGTTAGGAAAATTGATGAACTTCCACCGCCTGAAATCATTCTGGTGGATGAAGCACATCATATCAAAGCAAACAGTTATAAAAAAATACTGGAAGCTTTCCCTAATGCCTTAAAGTTATTCTTTACTGGAACGCCTATTCGTTTGAACGGTCAAGGATTTGAAGATATGGCTGATGACTTAATAACAGGAAAGTCCATCAAGTGGCTGCAAGAGCACGGAAATATTGCTCCATTCAAATACTATGCCCCAAATATCATTGATACTTCACAACTAAAAAAAACAAGCGGTGATTTTACACAAAAGTCAATGGATGAAGCATTTAAAAGAGCGATTTATGGAGATGTTATTGCTCACTACAATAAGCTATCCAAAGGTAAACAAGCTATCTGTTACGCTCACAATGTAGCAACAGCACAACATATTTCAGAAGAATTCAATCAAGCTGGAATAACTGCTGAAGTAGTTCATGGTAAAACTCCAAAAACCGAACGTGAAGCTATCATGAATAACTTTAGGGCTGGTGAAATATTAGTTCTGATTAATGTTGAGTTATTTACTGAAGGAGTTGACTTACCAGATGTGACGACTTGCATTATGTTAAGACCAACTCAATCACTCAGCCTATTCTTACAATTTGCAATGAGGCCATTAAATCCTAAACCTGGTAAGACAGCAATTCTGATTGACCACGTTGGAGATTATACAAGGCATGGGCTACCGAACGAGGATAGAGAGTGGACGCTTAGCGGTATTTCAAAAAAACGTTCTGAGTATAACACGAAAGGTGAACTAACAATCAAACAATGTGAAATGTGTTTCGGATGTTTCGATAGTTCAAATACAAGGACTTGTCCATATTGTGGGCATGAGCCTGAATTAACTGAGCGAGAGCTTGAAAATATTAAAGAAATTGAGCTTCAAGAAATAACAGAAGCAAAAGTTCAAAAACTAAAAAAACGAGTTTCTACATATATCAGTGCTGATATGTGTGACAGTGTTGATGAACTCGTTGAATTTAAAAATCAACACGGTTATAAAAACGGTTGGGTCTACCAACAACAAAAAAAGAGAGGGTGGCTATAGCCACAAGGTAATAAAAAATGTTTGAAATCGATTATGAAAAAGCGTCAGAATTCGGAAATATTGTAGATGGTGTTTATGAAGTAACTATTGAGCACTCTATGGAGAAAACAACTCCAAATGGAGCTGATTATCTTGATATTCCACTTCGCATCCGTACTGATTTTGACCAACCACATAAAAACAGTGTGATTTTCCATAAAATTTGGCAGAAAAAAGATACTGGTAAATATCCAGAAGGTTCTATTATGAATCTTGCGAAACAATCAGGAATTCCAAACGGTACAAAATTCAAGAGCTTAGATGATTATCTTGGCATGCTTGAAGGAAAAGCTTTGAAAGTCACAGTTAAGAATGAAACAAGCGAATCCAATGGTAAGACTTACGAAAACTTGAATGTGAAGAAAATGGAAACCAGTATGCTTGCGGCTCAAAGCGCCCCTGAAATCAGCGACGACGCTCTACCTTTCTAAATATGGAAAATATAATGCTTGAGACGGCCTTGCGTTACAAGAAACTTGGAATATCAATTATTCCAGTTTCTCGTGACAAAAAGCCAATGATAGAATTTGCGGATCGTGAGCCACTGACAGAAGATGAAATCAAAGCTTTTTGGAAACAAAATCCTACAGCAAATTTAGCAATGAAGTGCGATAAATTCGTTGTAGTAGACGTTGATGTTCACAATGATATAAACGGCTATGAATCTATTCAACCGCTGTTAGATGAAGAATGGTGGAAACCTACATTATCTCAAACCACGGCGAGTGGTGGGAAACAATACTTTTTCTTGAAACGTGAAGATATGGCCGTGACTCAACGCATTGGATTTCTAAAAGGAGTTGACATCAAGGCCCACGAAAACAATTATGTTGTGATTCCACCTAGCGTTACGAGAAAAGGCCAGTATAAATGGGATAATCAGTTGCCAATTATTACTGCACCTAAAGAATTGATTCGTGAGATTATGAAAAACCGTGACAACTATACCCATTATGATTTTTCGGGATTTACAACAAGTGGAAGCAGCAAAACTGCTCAACTATTTGAAACAATTGTCCGTGGTTTGGGAGATAGTGGCGGCAGAAATGATGCTTTAGCTCGATTTATAGGTGGTTTATTTTTAAGAAATGTGGATTTTGATGTGGTTTATCAATTAGCTAAACAAGCTAATTTTGCCACAAGTGATCCATTAGAAGATAAAGAGTTCGAAAGGACTTTTGAAAGTATGTTTAAGAAGGAGATGAGGCGAAGAAATGGAATTCGAAGCGATGAAGGCTGAATATAATGAATCAAAGAAAATTGTCAGCTTTCCAACAAATGAAATTACAAGTCTCAGAGACCTGAGAAATAATTTCAAAAGATTTAGAGAGTTTTATCTTGAAGAAGATGAAAAAAGAAAAAGTGTTCCTCCTTTAGTTGTCGCAACAAAGATGCAGGGACACATGACAATTGTAAAAATTAATGATCGTTTGGCTGTTTATAACATTGATAAAGGAATTTATGAAACACGAGCAGATTTCTTTCATAATGTGATTTTCTGGCTTGAACCGACTTTCTCGGAAGCTAAATCAAATCAAGTTATCTTTCACCTTAAAAATATGGCGAAAGAAGTTGAAAGCACAGCAAGTCGTGATTTAGTTCCTGTAAAAAATGGAATCTATAATAAGAAAACAAAAAAATTAGAACCTTTTTCTAACCGATATGTTTTTACTTCAACGATTGAAACAGAATATATCGAAGAAATCGAAGCGCCTAATATCAATGGCTGGAACGTAGACGACTGGCTCAATGATTTAATGAGCGGAGATGAAGGACTTGTTAAATTGTTATGGCAAGTCATCTCGGCAAGTTTAAATGGTAACTATTCTTATCGTAAGTCTATCTGGTTTGTTGGTGAAGGGAATGACGGTAAGGGAACTTTACAACAATTAATTAGTAATTTAGTCGGATTGCAAAATGTTGCGAGTTTGAAAATCAATCAATTTTCTGAACGATTCACTCTCTCAATGATTGAAGGTAAGACTGTAATCATCGGAGATGATGTTCAAGCGGGATTATATATTGATGACAGTTCAAATTTTAACAGTGTAGTCACTGGTGAACCTGTCTTTGTCGAAGAAAAAGGAAAACAACCTTATGTTTCGTTTTATAAAAAGACAGTCATTCAATCTACTAATGGATTACCTAAAGTCAGAAATAAAACAAACGGAACCTACCGACGTTTCCTGATTATTCCTTTTAGAAAAACATTTTCAGCTAAGGACGATAATTGGGCAATCAAAGATGATTACATTTTCCGTGAAGAAGTTCTCCAATACGTTTTAAAAAAAGCAATTGAATTAAACTTTGAACGATTTGACGAACCCCAAGCAACAAAGGTGATGATGCAGGAGTTCAAAGAGAAGAACAACTCAATTATTGAATTTGTTAATGAGTGGTTTCCTCAATTTAAATCAAGTGTCTTACCTGTTCGTTTCTTATGGTGGCTCTATCAGGAGTGGTGTAGAGATTCAGGTTATACAGCATTAGCTAAAAGGCAGTTTGAACTTGAAGTTCCTAAACATGTTTCAAATGATTGGGAGAAGAAGAAAGTTAGACCTAAACAATATTTTGCAACGAGTGCTGATGTACCGAGCTACTATTTGGGGTTTAGATGGAATTCTGAAGATCAAGAAAACCCTGTAATGAGCTATGTAAAAAAATAGCTGTTCCCGTTGTTCCTATTTGTTCCCAAAGTTTTAAAGAATGGGAACAACTCTAGGGGCTTGATATGGCTGTACTCTTTATCTTATTGTTCTCTTGTTCTTATTATATATAAGAAATAGTAAATAAAAAAGATAAATATATATAAATAAAAGGAGAGTGAAAAGTCGGGAACAATGGGAACAAAGGAACAAGCATTGGTACTACTAGCTTTTAACTGTTCCCATTGTTCCCGTACTATGATTATGAAGTCAGAACATCAAACGCAATCAGAAATAATGCTTGCAGTATCGCAAGCTGGAAATAAAATATTTCGCAGCAATGTTGGGAAAGTACAAACAATTGATGGCCGTTGGTTTGATACAGGATTGCCAAAAGGTCATGCAGATTTGTACGGATTTCGCCCAGACGGACAAGTATTTTATATAGAAGTAAAAAGTGAAACAGGTCGAGTGAGACCTGACCAAATCAATTTTTTAGAAACAATGCGTAAAAACGGCGCACTTGCAGGAATTGCTCGGAGCGTTGAAGATGCAATGAAAATAATTAACGGATAAATAATCACTAGGGTTCTGCAGCAAGGAGATTAATACAGTCGGTAGAGTAATGAAGCCCTCTAGGAGGTATAGCACCGACAGCCCTATTATTTTTGAGGTATAAGTTATGGGATATTACGACAAAATAAATGAAGCTAGGCGAATCAGCAAGCTTGCTAGTCAAAATATATCGAGTGAGCAAACTAAAAAAGAATTTGAACTTGATGGTCAAAGTAAATTTAACCAAGAAATGCAGGCTGAGTTTCACGAAAGAATTAAAAAATTAGGAGGAAAAAATGGTAGTAAAAGTCTTTGATGCTTATATTAAAGGCGAAAAACAAGTAACTGGAACAATTGACGAGATAGCTGATTACTTTGACCTTTCCCGCAACTCTATATCCTTGTGGATAAAGAATGGGAAAAATCCTAAAAAAGCTAACCCTGAATATAAGCACGCTATTTTAAATAAAGAAAAAACTAAAGAGCTTATGGAACAAAAGAAAAAAGAAGGACGCAAACTTCCCGCTTCTGTTTATGATTATTATGACAAAGGGGAATTCATAATGACAGGAACTGCTCGAGAAATTTCTCAATTTTTAAATATTGGCACAAATAACGTATATTCATATATCCAAGTTGGTAAGCACGCTTTTGATTACAGAAAAACAAGAAAACATGCGGTTTTAAATGAAGCAGAAACTAGAAAAAGATTCCCATTGCTTTCAATCTCATCAGAAGAAGAACTTATTGAAACAAAAGAAAAAGAACGTAGAAAGCACGAAACAAAAGAAGAGCGTAGATTGCGAAGAAACATCAGAGCACAAATGGCAATCGAAAACTCAAGAAAAGACGAATTAGGATTATAGGAGCAGCTAGATGAAACTGAAATTAAATGACTGCATAATTACTTCAATAGAAGGTGGAAGTGTAGATGTTTCTCCGACTTGCCCGACATGTTGGGGTGGCGAAGAATGGGTTGACTATATTGAAGTTTATTTCGATGAAGGTGAATCTGTAACATACAACGAAGTATCAATGACTAAGTTTTTGGATTGGATATTTACTTCAATTGAAACTGGTGAAATATCAAAAATTACTAGACGGAAATTTGATGAAAAAATGGAAGAACTTGAGGAAAGTTAAATGACAGTTGAAAGTTTACTAAAAGTGATGCAAAAAGGAACAGATGTAATTCTGAAAGATAAGTCTGAAAAAGAATTACTCCGATTTAGTCAAGGCAATGACCTTAACGCAGTTTCATTTGAATACTTAAACCGCAAAATACTTGTTTTAGAACCCCATGGAAATAGTTTTACAGCTATCTTGGAGGATTCAAAATGAAATTCACTAAAGGAAGTTATATTGGTGAAGATATCGTAATAGAGCTATCTAAAGCTGAAAATTTGGAGTTACGAAGAGCTTTGAACCAATGTAAAAAAGAAGATGTAGCACAGATACAACTAAACAGAGGCGATTGGTTTATGCCATTTGTCTTGGAGGACACGAAAAATGACTAATAAAATTAAGTTAATTCCTCTGATAGTTCCATTAAGAGCTAAGAAATATAAATGGAATCATGATAACTGTTTTTGCAGTCAATGCTGTCCAGTGAAATGGAGAAATGAAAATGACTAAGTTTGAAGAAGAATTATTTAATAAAGTTCCGTGCAAATTTGAATTAACTACAGAAGCAGAATATAAAAAATCTACACTTATAAATCACTTCAAAAACTGGCACTCAGACGAAGAATTTCAGGAGTTATTTGATAAATATAGTAATCTCAATGATCACTATGAAAAAGAAGTAATCAGAAGTTCTAAACTGGAATCGCAAATCATTGATTTAAAATCCCAACTCCAACAGCAAGCCCTGCCAGTCGTGCCTGATTTTGTTGCCAAGTGGTACGAAAAGAAAAAAAATAAATTAGAAATCGCAGTATATAGTATAAACACATCGATTGACAAAAAGTCTTTCAATGACCTCACTAAAATTGAAAAGTGGTTTGAGGGAGTTGAAAATAAACCAATTGAGACTATCTTTAAGATGAAAGACGGCTACACAGTCGAAAAACCGCAGCTGTTCTATTTGAAGAATAAGATTACTGGAATGTATTTATCAAGTGATGGTAAAGAATTTTATGAACATCATAAAATTCATGGGTTTAAATTCACCCAATCCAAAATCCACAGCATGGAAACTGGGAGCTATGAGCTTGTGCCTGTGGAGGACGGAGAATGAAAAGACAATTTGTAAAACTAAATAAAAATGCGACACTTCCAGAAAGAGCGACAAAAGGCTCTGCTGGTTATGATATTGCAGCAAGTGAAACAGTTACGATTCAACCAAGAGAAATAAAACTTGTACATACTGGTTTAGCTGTTCAAATGGAACGAGATGATGTAATGCTTCTGATTGACCGCAGTTCTAATCCAAGAAAACGTGGAATTATACTATCAAATTCGTTGGGTGTAATAGATCACGATTATTTCCCGAATGAGTTCATGGGAATGTTCACTAATATTACTGACAAGCCAGTTACTATTGAAGAAGGTCAACGCATCATGCAAGCAGTTTTTGTGAAGTATGGGCTAGTTGATAATGACAACGCAAACGGAGAACGTACAGGCGGATTTGGCTCAACTGGGGAGGTATGATGGACAATAAAAGAATTTCTGAAATCGTTGACGAAGAAATGATAAAGCAAGATGCAAACAGATATCGTGATATGAGGAAAATTCTCACGATTCCGAAAAGCATTGCGGATGAGTTGTATTTAATAAATGCAAGTGAATATGAAAATTTAATTGAAAACTTTTTTGAATCTTATAATGACTTAACGTTATCAGAAAGACTAGATGAATTCTGCATACATCCTTTTAATTTCAACTTATGTATATTATATCTTGTCAGTATAGAACTCGGAGTTGATTTAGTGAAAGTGGTGGCTGATGAATAAAAATAACCTTAATAAAATCAATGATATCAGTTCAGAGATAGCAAAAATTGACCGATTTATTGAAAGTTACTGTCGTGCACCAAGAACGATTGGCTTAAACATTTACAAACAAGATAAGTTTTTGGGTATGGAACTAAAACCTTATGGCTTTTTAGAAAACATAGAGTTTGCTATACCAAGTGAACTTAACCGTAAGTTGATTGATTTGATAGTAGAATATCGAGAAAGTTTAGTTGCTGAACAAGAAAAATTGTGGGGAAAGAATGACCGACAAACTAATATCGCTGGTCAATGACTAGTGGGGAGAGATTGAATGTACGAAAGAAAATCATTATATATCAAACCAATAAATGAAATACACGATAGTGGGTTCAAAATGTTAGAAGTTGGCTACGTAAATAATGGAGAATGCAACGCCATAGGACGATGTTCTGATGTTATAAACTTTGGTTTTTGTGGAATGGATGTTATGCCAAAAGACTTAAACATTGATGTGAGTCCAAACGGAGCAATAAATATTTGGTCATTTAATGACGAACTTGAATGGAAAAGACCGATTTTATCTAATGCTCAAGTGATTGTTAAAAACAAGGAGGACAACAAATGATTAATATAATTTTATGGGTATTCCTGATAGGTGATGTTATAGGAGCAGGAATGCTAATTTATAACATTGGCAAACCAAGAATAATAAAACCAATAGATGCGAGCATTTATATTGTAGTTGAATTAATAGTATGGATTGCTCTAATTTTGAAATTGATAGGAGTGGGATAATGAAACTAATTTGTAAGCTGTTAGGGCATAAATGGGTATATCTAGAAACTTTAAACAATGGTGAGTACCAAAGGTATAAAGAAAGGTGTGAAAGATGCGATAAGGTTGTAATTGCAACATTTGCTACGAAAAACCCCTATTTTATCAACCGCTCAGACCTTGACGAGTCAGAGAACGTGTTCGGGGAGGAATGA